CTTGCGGGGCCCTCTTATGGGTTACTAACCCACATCCTTAATCGGATGGCCTCATCGACTTTAACGCTTCCCCTTGCGGGGTTCCGTTATAACGATTGGCTGAGGACTTGGTATGTCTCTTCCATGTGAAATGACCCTTACGGGTTTTCAGCGAGTTGCTTACTCGTGCTCACCGAGCTGGTGAGTAGCTTTAAGATCAATAATACGTTCTTAAAGCCGAAAGGTCTTGCTGACCCTTTCAAATCTGCAAGCCAACTTAACTTAGGAGTAAGAATGCTCGATCTTTTCAAGAAAACCCTGATGGTCTGCGCCGCCATCGGTACTTTTGGTAGTGGCGCATTCGTAGCAGGGACTTGGATTGACGGAGCTCTTACCCAGAAAGTTAAGGCCGTAACATCGGCTGAACCTTCATTGGCTGAGGGAGTTCTCGACGTGGTCAAAGATGTCGTCGGTAAAAGACGTTAGCACTGGCTTCCCTGCAAAGCTCACTTCTTCGTACGTCGGCTGGTCTACCCCTTTTCATACGCAAACCACATTCAAACAGATTGTGGCCACGCGTACGAGATCGGGTGAACGGCTTCCGCACTGGAAGAGAGTTATTGCAGAGGGAGGCAATGCAACCACGCCGCTTTCAGCGACGTGGGATAGTCTTGAATCGGCGATCATGACGGGTTCTACCTCCATTTTGTGGGGGAACGACCCGATGTATTGGCATAAGAGCACTATAAATGGGGATCCACTTTCTAACAATCGTGGACCTATTCCGTGCTATGCGCCAATTAAATCAATCACGTCTGCAGATAATAGGGCACGTGCAAAGTTCTACAAGCAGCTCCGAAGTATGGCGGTCCAAATGTCCGGACCGACGTTCCTAGGTGAACTTGGACAAACTTTGCATATGCTACGAAGACCTGCTCAAGCGCTGCAGGACAGTCTAACCGGATATCTCGGAGCGTTAGGTAAAAGAAAACGCTCCAATCCGAAAGACTGGACTAAGGCTATTAGCGGGTCTTGGCTTGAGTATTCCTTTGGGTGGGTACCCTTACTAAATGATTGTAAGGATGCCTATAAAGCCTATAACCGATTGGGCGAAAAACCGCGAACACAAGTAATTTCTGTGGGCGCTGTTGATAGCTTCGATCGGATACAGGAGATTGCCGGAACTTTTCTGTTCGGCTCAGCAGGTTATGGAGATAACGTAGTAATTACCTCCAAGAATGCAACCTTTACTGAGCAGGTTTCAGTCCGGTACAAAGGAAGTGTAAGTGCTCAAGCTGAAACTACCAAGTGGGATAACCTTGCCTTATTTGGCTTTACGCCAAGCGAGTTTATACCCACGGCATGGGAATTACTTCCCTGGTCGTTTCTCGTAGATTACTTCACCAATATTGGTGATATTCTGTCCGCTGCTGTAACCGACACAAGTCGAGTGAAATTTGTCAACAAAACCGTTCGTGCGACGACTGATTATCAGGCGACGTACGAAATGGATTTGAAGGCAATGATCGCGTTGATTGGTGGCGGAACAGGGCAGGGCGGTAGTAATCCCGTTCTTGTTCGTACACGTCGTAAGACTGTGACGAGATCTGCTGGTGTTGGAATTAGTTTACCAACCTTCCAGGTCGATCTTGACCTTCGGAGTGGCCAGCTCGGTAATATAGCCGCTTTGTTGGGACAGAGTCAAGCCTTACATCCCCAGTCCGTTAAACCTAACCGTCATTGGCCGGGTTTCGGGCGCTAATATATCACTTTATAGTGATTGAGGAGTAATGATTCATGTTTACACTAACGTCGCCTGTTACAGGCGCGGCGCAAACTGGTTTTACGTCACCCACCTATACGCTGACTGCAGATCTGGCTCCGGATAATAACGGAAAACAGAATGCTGTTACAGCCTTGGGTGGAACGCAAGCCGGCGTTACTACGCACAGCGTTTCTGCTCCCTTTACTCTTACCTTTGTTCGGCCTAAGGTTTTCCGTAATCTTGGAAAACCTAATCCTACCACTGGTTTGATTAAGGATGTCCCACGTAATACGTTCAAGCTCATCACCCGTAAGGGTGTAACCCCTCTTACTGGCCAGCCTTTCGCCAACATGCAGATTACTACCATAATGGAAGTACCTGCAGGTAGCGATACGGCTGATGCAGCCAATATCAGGGCGGCCTTGTCGGCTCACATCGGTGCTTTGTGGCAACAACCGGCTGGTGCAGGAGATTCTTTAATCTCCGGCGTCATCTGAAGTTGTCTTAAGTACCTTTGCTTGTCAACGGGCCTGGCAACCGCCAGGCTTGAAACGTTGTGGAACAGGAGCTGCTATGCGTGATTACGCTAGTGACTTACCAGTTTTTCTCGATCTTGACTTGTATGAGGCGGGTTGGAATGGGTCAATTATTCCCTATCCTGGCATACCCCCTAAGCAAATGGCAATGCAAAGCCTAAAGAAAGCTCTCGTTAAGAAGTTTTCTGACGGGAACGATCCAAAGGCGAATGCTAAAGCCTTAGAGCTGTTTTTGAAAATCAACTCTAATTGTAAGGAGTATAGCTTTGATGCAACCAACCTCACCGAACTCGATTCTGTGGCAATCGGAGAAGCGAAGGAGTTTATCTTTCGTTTCTTCTACCCTGATTGGGATATTCACGGAGAAACATTTTCCGGTCCTATTCTCAGTCTTGGTAGTATATCCGATGGTTTTGGAGTCGGGAACGGATCTAACATTGGGAGTTACGGCACCGACTTTCTTTCGAAAGTTGGGACCTCTCTTATGTCAGCTACAACGCCAAAACTGTCTGAATTATTTAGACAGGCAATCTTATCTGACCCGCTTTGGTCTGACGTTGAGTCTATCAGATCGAAAACTCGGGGCAGTGAGATTGTTCGGGGAAGTCGCCTATCTTTCGTACCTAAAACCACGGAGATAAGCAGAACCATATGCACTGAGCCCCTTCTGAATATGTTGTTCCAGAAGGGAATTGATTCAGTCCTTAGACTGCGGCTGCGACAGGTCTGTGGTATCGACCTGAAGACGCAACAGGGTAAGAATAGGGTCTTAGCTCAGCTCGGGTCGAAGAATGGTAAGTTTGGTACTATCGACTTATCTTCTGCTTCCGACTCGATGTCGCTCAGTCTGGTTCGCGAGTTCTTTCCTCCCAGTGTTGTACGCTGGTTGGAGTTAACCCGTTCGCCAGTTACCACCCTTCCAGGTGGAACTGAGGTTGAGTTGCATATGGTGTCTAGCATGGGGAACGCTTTTACTTTTCCCCTGCAGACGCTTTTCTTTTTTAGCTTGGTCTACGGTTCCTATCGCTCTCGATCTATCAAGATTGAAAAGCCATATAGGGATTCGCTGGGCAACTTCGCCGTTTATGGCGATGACATAATTGTGCTTAATGAGGCTTATGACCACATTGTGCACCTTTTGTCAATTTGCGGCTTCAGCGTTAACGTAGATAAGTCCTTTAATCAGGGCTTTTTCCGTGAGTCGTGTGGTGGAGATTATTATCTCGGCCACAACATCAGAGGTGTCTATATTCAAGGCATCAATGATGTTTGCGACGTGTACTCAGCAATCAACCGCTTAAACGTCTGGTCTGCGAAGCACCAGGTTTGTTTACACCACACAGTCTCTTACTTAATGAAAGGTAGTAGACTTCTTACTATTCCATTTCATGAGCAAGATATTGCAGGTGTTAAGGTGCCGCTCAGATCACACAAAGCTTATAAGCGTAATAAGCATACTGGTGGGAATTTCTATCGGTATGTGTATATTACTTCTTGTAAAGCTAGTGTTGTTGACGTTGAGACCCGGCCTCCCAAGTTGCGTGGATGGTTTAACAATCATCCTGCAGTTTTGATGGCTGCATTAGCTGGTACACTTAGGGACGGCAAGGTCGTCAGTAGAGCTAATCGACGGTCTTTCCGGATTAAGTCGAGATATAGTTCGAGTTGGGACTATATCCTCGACGATCAGGGTCATTATGACCCTGAGTTCGGCGAGAGATGGAAGTCTTTTGTCGAGTTTAACCTTAATCTTAACTAGGTTAGACACCGTGGCCTGAATGATCGG